TATAGGTGATGTAGATGTTGAAACACATACAGATGAACATGAATGGCCTGGTGAAAAGAAAAGATTTTTTGTATGTTGGGCAAACAATGCTGATTTAATGAAAGAGTTTAGAGAAAAAAATAAAGATTGGCATGAAGATAATTTTAAATTACACTTTGGTGAAGATCAAGAAGGATATAAAATAACATGGACAAAGAAAAAAGACAAAGTAATGGGATTGGGCAAATACAAAGACGAGAAAACAAACGCAGGTGTATTGATTGCTCTCATGGCGGCGGATGTGGACAAAAAAATATATCTTGTGGGGTACGATTACCATTCGAAGTCAAAACAAGTGAACAACATATACAAGGGGTCAAAAGGATATGTTGGCCCAGAGGCAAAAGCAATAGATCCAAAGAACTGGATTAAACATACAAGAACACTTTTAAACAAATATGATTCAGACCATGAATTTATACATGTAGGCGAACCTATACCAGAGATAGAGAAAATGGAAAGAAGATACTGGACAAATATATCATACGAAGAATTTGATGAGAGAATTAAAAATAACAAAGTATAATGAATCTTACATCAAGTGTACAAGTCAAGATTTAGGTTTACTACAAGAACTATCTGAATTTTTTACTTTCAAAGTACCTGGTGCTTCTTTTATGCCTAGTGTTAGAGCAAAAAGATGGGATGGTCAAATAAGATTATTTTCAAAAGCGACAGGTAAGTTATATTACGGACTGTTACCTTATGTTGAACATTTTATTGAAAATTCGGGGGGTACAATCATACGAGAGGGTCTTGAAAACCCTGCTAGCGTTGCGCTCAGCGATGGTTTTTCTAAGTTTGCAAGTCAAAATATCAACAATTCTATAAAAATACGAGATTATCAATTATCAGCGTTTTCACATGCAATCAATAATAAACGCTGTATTTTACTGTCACCTACTGCGTCTGGTAAGTCACTAATCATTTATTGTATCATTCGTTTACTCACTACATTAAATAAACAATGTTTGTTAGTCGTACCAACAACATCTTTAGTAGAACAAATGTATAAAGACTTTCAAGATTATGGTTGGGACGCAGAAAATTTTGTACAAAGAAAATATTATGGTTATGAAATAGATGATAGTAAACCTGTTGTTATATCTACTTGGCAATCACTTGCCACTTTTGATAAGAAGTATTTTGAGAAGTTTGATTGTGTGGTAGGTGACGAAGCACATTTATATAAATCTAAAGAATTACAGAAAATTATGAGTGCTTGTGTAAATGCAAAATATCGTATAGGTACAACTGGTACTTTAGATGATAGTAAAGTGCATAAACTAGTTTTAGAGGGTTTGTTTGGTAGAGTATATAATGTTACAACAACTAGAGAACTTATAGATAAAAAACAACTTGCTGATTTACAAATACAATGTCTGATACTTAAATACTCACAAGATGAGTGTAAACATGTTAAGAAACTAAACTATCAAGATGAAATGGACTATATAGTATCACATGAAAAACGCAATAGATTCATTCGTAATCTAACAAAAACACGAACTGGTAATACTTTAGTTTTATTTCAATATGTAGAAAAACATGGTAGAATATTACATAGTCTCATAGGTGATACATTAGATCATCAAACCAGAAAACTGTTTTTTGTCTATGGTGGCACAGAAACAAAAGATCGTGAAACAATTAGGAGTATTACAGAAAATGAGAACAACGCAATTATTGTGGCGAGTTACGGAACTTTTTCTACTGGTATCAATATTAGGAATTTACATAATGTTATATTCGCAAGCCCTACCAAATCTAAAATTCGTATTTTACAGTCTCTTGGTCGTGGGTTGCGGCTTGGTGATAATAAAGTTAAAGCAACTTTGTATGATATTGCTGATGACTTTTCACACAAAGAAAAAAGAAACTTTACACTTAGTCACTTTATGGAAAGAATAAATGTATATTCTGAACAAGAACTTGATTACGAACTTGACTATGTTGACATAAGATAAATACTTATATGACAAAAGAAAAGAAACAAGTAACAGTAGCAACACCTAGAGTATTAATGTTATCTGGTGGTCAGCAAGTAATTGCTGGTATCTATGTCACAGAAGGCTCAGATTTTATTCGTTTAAATGAACCATATAAAATACAATTACATAGAACTAATGTAGATAGTGCTACATATTTTGTAGAAGAAAAAATGTCATTGTCACCTTGGATGTTTCAAACTGTTGATAAAGTTTATTCAATACATAAAAATCATATTATGTCTATCGCAATGCCAAATGACAATTTAACAGAATATTATAATAATGTGAGAAAAGGTTTATTCCCAACCATAAAAAAAGAATTACAACCTCTGACTGAAAAGAAAGAACAAGAGACTAGAGATTTTGCAGAAATTATGGAAGAAATGTCTGATGAGGATTATTGGGAAACCTTACAATACTTACGAGGTAAAATCAAACCTCACTAAGTTAATACTCTATGAAAACCGGACATACCGGATTATATCAAGCGAACCACATTTTGTCAAGAAAAAAACCAAAAAAAATTCAAAAAAATAATTATCTAAATTTAGTATATTGTCCTTGACATTTATACTATATCCTGATATTATAATCTACAAATTAGGAGTAATACTATGAGTGTTAAATTGAATAAAAAATCTAAAGAGCATTATGTAGATAATAAGCGCTTTTTAGAAGAAATGAAAAAGTATCGTAAGAAGGTATTATCCGCAAGAAATAGAAAAAGAAAAGACCCACCTATTAGTGATTATATTGGTGAATGTTTTTTGAAGATAGCAAACCACTTATCATACAGACCAAACTTTATAAACTACACATACAAAGAAGATATGATATCTGATGGTATTGAAAACTGTTTAACTTATGTAGCAAATTTTGATCCTGAAAAATCAAATAATCCTTTTGCATATTTTACACAGATTATATACTATGCATTTATACGAAGAATACAAAAAGAAAAGAAACAAACAACAATTAAACAAAAACTTATACTTAAATCTGGTTTAGATGAAATTGTTAGACAAGAAGGTGATAACGAAGAATATCAAAATTCATATGCTGATTTTTTAAGAAAGAATATGATAATAGAACAAGAACCAGAGAAAAAAGAAAAACCTAAACTTAAAAGAAAGAAGATTACAAAATTAGAATTTTTTATGTAAATTATGAAAATTGCTTTAATTAACGATACCCACTTTGGTGCAAGAAACGATAATCCAAATTATGCTAACTACTTCTATAAATTTTGGGATGACTTATTTTTTCCTTACATAGAACAACACAACATAAAACAAATCATTCACTTAGGTGATGTATTAGATAGAAGAAAGTTTGTTAATTTTAAAACATTATCAGATTTCAATAATAAATTTGTAGAACGAGTAAAAGATATAGACATTGATATTATTATAGGTAATCACGATACTTACTATAAAAATACAAACGACATAAACGCACCACAAGAACTTATGAGTTGGTCTAATGTATATTCAGAGCCAAAAGTAGTAGAACGAGGTGGTATGAAAATGTTATATTTACCTTGGGTTACACCAGAAAATATTGAAAGAACAACCATGATGTTAGAACAAGAAAGTGCTGATATTGTATTAGGTCATCTTGAAATAAAAGGGTTTCAAATGAATAATGGTCATGTATCAGATACAGGTCTTGATAAAAAACTATTTCGTAGATTTGAAAAAGTATTGACTGGTCACTTTCACAAAAAGAGTGATGATGGTCAAATATATTATCTTGGTAGTCAATATGAATTTACTTGGCATGATTATAATTGTCCTAAAGGATTTCACATACTTGATACAGAAACAAGAGAATTAGAAAGAATTGCAAACCCTCTTACAATACATGAAAAGATATATTACAATGATGAAGAAAACGAATATAAAAACTTTGATTATGAAAAATATAGAAACAAATATCTTAAAATAATTGTAGAGAAGAAAAAAGATTATTACTTATTTGATAAATTTATTGATGGTTTCTATAAAGAAACAAATGTGCATGATATAAAAATTATAGAAGATTATTCAGACTTAGACGCCTCTACTGTGGCAGATGATATAGCAGAGAAAAGTGAAGATACACCAACATTACTTGATAATTATATTGATGAACTTGAAACAGACTTAGAAAAAAGTAGATTGAAAAAATTAATGAAGTCTTTATACACAGAAGCAGGAGACTTAGAAATATGATAGTATTTGAAAAGATTAGATGGAAAAACTTTTTATCCTCTGGTAAT